ACTGGACGAGTAAGGTCTCGGAGCTTAACGCTGCCGACAGTAAAAAGCCGTCCATCTTCAAGCGCATCGGCGGCGGCAAGTCTGTTGAGCAAGAGGCGATGGAGCAACTCCAGCGCCGTGAAGCTGTCCGAAAACAACATCTTGAGCTAATGAGTATGGTCAAGCTGCGCTACGGCCCGCAGGCGTTTGAGGACCTGATGGTCATGCAGCGCCAGATCAAGCTCAAGCGTGAGCGCGAGCTAATCCACCAGGCGCAGCGACGCAAGGACGTCGTGATGTACATTGGCGCGGCAATCGTTGTCGGCTTGTGTGTCTGGGCCATGTGGGGGATGATTGTCACGGCAATTGACTGGAAACAAAACGGGGTAGGCTAATGTCAAATCTGGACAAGTACAAGAACAACCTGTTTGCGCTCAAGGCGTGGCAGGAAGGGTACGAGGAAGGATTGGACCAGTGCGAGGCGAGTGCGGGTATGCTGCGTTGGGTTATCGTTTTTGCGGTCCTGATTGTGTGCGTGCTGCTCTTGGCAGGATGCGACAGCCAGTACCGATACCCGTGCCAGGACCCGTCTAACTTGAAGGCGGCGGAGTGCAAGTCACCGATCTGCGACGCCGATGAGACCTGCACCGAATACTTAATAGAGGTTCCGCATGAAACCAAATCTCGATGACTGGCTGCGTTTTGTAGTTGGCATCTGCATGGCAATCACGCTTATCGGCATTGTCGGCGTGGTGCTGTACTCGCTGGTCTTTGTGACCCAGCCGATGGTCGGCCAGGCACCCAACGACGCAGAGTTTTTTAAACTGGTCAACCCCATCGCGACGTTTATCGTTGGTGCACTGAGCGGCATCATGGTGGGGACCAAGGGTAATAAAAAGGACGGTGAATAATGATTCCACTCGCAGGACTAATGGACATCGGCGGCAAGCTGATCGACAAGCTCATCCCCGACCCCGAGGCCAAGAGCAAGGCGCAAGCTGAATTGCTCAAGATGCAGAACGAAGGTGAGTTGGCTAGGATGGCCAACGACACCAAGCTCTACGAGACCGAGCAGAACAACCTGACAGACCGCCTGAAGGCGGACATGGCCAGCGACTCCTGGTTGTCCAAGAACATCCGGCCCATGACGCTGTGCGCCATCCTGCTGGGCTACTTCACCTTTGCGTTTATGTCAGCTTTTGGTAAGGATGCTAATCCCGCCTACGTCGAGCTACTTGGCCAGTGGGGGATGTTGATCATGTCGTTTTATTTTGGCGGACGTACACTGGAGAAAATCATCGACATGAAGGGTAAGAAGTAGTGTTATGGATACCCACCGCTTTTGTTTGTTTGATGAGCGGTGAGTGCGCTTTCCACTATTCTTATGTTGAGCGGTACCTACATGAATGCGAAGCGGTCAACCGCAAGGCGGTGGCTAAAATGCAGGCAGACCCAGACGTCAAGGCATACGACGTGACGTGCATCCAAGTTTTGCTAAAGGAAGAACAAAATGCATCTAACTAAAAATTTCACGCTTGAAGAGTTAACCAAGAGCGAGACCGCTCTGCGCATGGGCTTAGATAACGAGCCTGACGACACGCAGTTGACCAACCTGGTGGCGCTGTGTGAGTGCATCCTGCAGCCGGTGCGGGACCACTTTGGCAAAGGAGTCAAAGTCAACTCTGGTTTGCGCACGCTACCCGTCAACCGTGCCATTGGGTCGAAGGATAACTCTGACCACGTGAAAGGCATGGCCGCCGATATTGAGATTCCTGGCGTTGCCAATGCAGAGCTGGCTCAATGGATTACTGACAACCTTGAATTCCGTCAAGTCATTTTGGAGTTCTACACGCCAGGCATCCCAGACTCCGGCTGGGTCCACGTGTCATATGACCCGGCAGACAACAAGAAGCAGGTACTGACTGCCACCAAACAGAATGGCAAGACGGTGTACCTAAACGGCCTGGTGGCGTGAGAAAATAGGGCATGCCATCATCCAGACAACAGACGCTCGCGGCACCTCCGGTGCCAACGCTGCCCGACCCAGAGGCCGTGTACAGCGACAGGAATGTGCGCTCAAGCAACGGCTTGGTGCGCACGTTTATGCTGCGCCTGACTGGCGCATTGCAGTCGTTGTTTGGTCCTGGTGGCGGGCAGTACGTTGACTTCCCAAATGGGTTGTTTTTCAACACTGACGAGCAGACGTTTGCGGCCATCAACACGGCGTACCCGGTTGTTTTCAACAACACCTACCTCAACAACCTGATTGACTTGCAGTCCGGCAGCACGTCACGCGTTGAGGTTTCAACGCCTGGTATCTACAACTTTCAGTACACCGGTCAGCTGATTAGTGCAAACTCTAGCGCCAAAGACATTAGCATTTGGATCAGGCGCAACGGCACAGACATCGGGTACTCGCGCAGGACGCGGACTGTGGAAACAAACAACCACTACTCGCCCATCAGCTGGTCTTTTAACATCGACATGAACACGGGCGACTACCTAGAAATTATGGCCGCCGTGACAGACACAGACCTGCATCTGCACTCAGAGGTTGCTGCTTCCCCGCTGCCTGGCATACCATCGAGCGTGCTGACCGTCAACTACATGTCAGCGCTGCCGCCGACTATACCGACCCCACCTTGAGGTTAGACCATGCCATTCATGCCATTACAAATACCGCCGGGCGTCTACCGCAACGGCACAGAAATGCAAAGCGCAGGGCGCTGGTACGACGCCAACCTGGTCCGCTTCTACGAGAACACCATGCGCCCCATCGGTGGCTGGCGCAAGCGCTCGGAAAACGCTGTCACTGGCGCCGCACGCTCTTTGATTACGTGGAAAGATAACTCCGCCGACCCATGGATCGGCATCGGAACACACAGCGGCCTGTACGTCATGCGCGTCGATGGCGCGGTGGCCAACATCACGCCGGCAGGTTTTACGTCTGGCATCGCCGACGCGACCGTCTACACGGGATACGGCAACGGTGTCTACGGCTCCCAGGCGTTTGGCGTTGAGCGCCAGAGCCTGGCCTCTGTCACGCCGGCCACCATGTGGACGCTTGACACGTGGGGCGAGTACCTGGTTGGCTGCAGCAACTCTGACGGCAAGCTGTACGAGTGGCAACTTGACTTCACGACGCCAACGGTCGCCGCGGCCATCACTAACGCACCCACCAACTGCAACGCGGTAATGGTCACGTCTGAGCGGTTTATGTTTGCATTGGGCGCAAGCGGCAACCCCCGCAAGGTCCAGTGGTCTGACCAAGAAGACAACACCGTGTGGACCCCGACCACGCTAAACCAAGCCGGTGACTTTGAGCTGGCAACGCCTGGTACGTTGATGGCCGGCAAGCGCGTGCGCGGCCTGCACCTGCTGTGGACAGACATTGACTGCCACGCTTCCACCTACATTGGCCAGCCGTACATCTACAGCTTTGAAAAGATCGGCTCTGGCTGCGGCCTAATCTCTGCACAGTCAGTGGCCATTGTCTCTGACGCCATCGCGATCTGGATGAGCAAGACTGGGTTCTGGATGTATGACGGCTCTGTCAAGCCATTGCCAAGCGACGTGGGTGACTACGTGTACCGCAACATCAACATGAGCCAGTCCAGCAAGACATACGCCGTCCACAACGGCGAGTTTGGCGAGGTCTGGTGGTTCTACCCAAGCGCCAACTCTAACGAGGTGGACAGCTACGTGTTGTACAACTACCGCGAAGGCCACTGGAACATCGGGACCTTGGCACGCACTGCCGGCACGGGCCGCGGCGCTTTTGAGAAGCCGCTGTTCATCTCTGTGGACGGCTACTTGTACGAACATGAGGTCGGATTCGATTACGACAGCGCTGGACTGTACTGCGAGAGCGGACCGATTCAGATCGGCAACGGTGACGCGCTGATGGCCGTCAAGGAATTGATCCCAGACGAGCTGAACCAAGGCGACGTGACCGCGACGTTCAAGACCAAGTTTTATCCAAACGGCGACGAGTCATCTCATGGGCCGTACAGCATGTCGAACCCGACCAGCGTGCGTTTTACTGCGCGCCAGGTAAAGATGCGGGTCGATAGCAACGGCAACAACAACTGGCGCGTCGGCACAATGAGGGTGGACGCCGTTCCAAACGGTCGCCGATAGGTTAAAGTTGACGCTGTAGTCAACATAACCATTGAGACCCATGAACGACATTTTTGAAGATTTGTACAAGGCGCGCCAATACATTGAGGACGCGCTAAAATACAGTGAAGGAACACACAAATTTAGCGACATTGCGGCTGGCGTCTTGAGCAACAGATACCAGCTCTGGCCGAACAAAAACTCGGCGGTTGTTACTGAGATCGTTGTTTACCCGCAGCTCAAGGACTTGCACTACTTTCTTGCTGGCGGAAACCTAGACGAGCTTAAACAGATGAGACCCGTGATTGAGTCATGGGGCAAGTCGATTGGCTGCAGCAGGGTTTCTCTTGCTGGCAGACCTGGATGGGCAAAGACGTTTTTAAAGGATGAGGGATACAAGCCGAAATGGTTTATTCTCGCAAAGGAGCTGTAGATGAGTAAAGGCGGAGAAGTTAATCCATCATCGGGTGGACCAAGGGGTGACTATGGTGACCCGGCCTTTGATGCAGGCACGCAGTTTTTCGATCCTAACGTGTTTATGGGGTCAAACACTACTGCCCCGCGTGTAGTCCCAGAGCCAACTGGTGGGAAGGGCGGAGCTATACAGCCATTGCCAATCTCTCAGCCGGCTTACCAACCATTATTAGGCGGCTCTCCACCACTGGGTGGCTATTTTGCGCAGTACATGAACCAGATGCAGCAGCCTTACATGCCGCAGCAGTATGCGCCACAGGCTGGCTCTATAGTTGACCCCACGGTCAATGCAGCGTTTGACGTCCTGAACCGCGCCCCGGTGCAACGAGCGTTGCCGGAGCTGCGTGGCAGCGGTGTTAGTTTTGACTCCTCTGATTTTACTTTCGATAGACCGTATGCTGTGGGCAATAACACCGCCCCATTGGTTCCGGAAACTCCATATTTAACGGCAGACTACACGCGCACACCGGCTGCGGCTCCTACCGTGTCGTCTGGGGACTCTGGCGGCTACCAGGACACGGTTGACAACTCAGCCTGGTCCAACATGACAGACGCAGAGAAGGCCGCCTACTACGCTGAAAATCCAACCATGGGCAGCATTAGTCGCACCATCAACAGCGTTGTTGAAAATTCGTTGCCGGGCCAAATTGCCGGTTACTTTGACCCAGGTGGTTTTACCCGCAGCGATGCGATCATGGCTGGCATGGACCCCACGGGGTGGCAGTTTGCGGAACGCCAAAGCGATGGACTGCTGGGTACGCAAATCGGCGGGTCGCTAACATTCCCCGAACTGTCGCCAGAGAATTTTGGCCCCTACGCTTTCCCAGAGACAAATGCGCCGGCTGTCGGTGACTACGTTGCTGAAGCGCCAGACCCATACGCCGGCACCTGGCTGGACACACCAGAGGCGTTGGCTTGGGCGAACACGCCAGCGGTGGCTCCGGTATTAAGCGCGCCGTCTGTGCCAGCTTACTCTGACCCATTGGGTGCGCTCATTGATCAAATTACAACGACCAGTGATGGCGCCCCATCTGTGCCTGCCGCATCTGCGTCTCGGTCAATATCTAATATTGCCGCGCCTGCGCCAGCGATTGACTACGGGTCTATCAACGATTTCGGTGGCAGCTCTGACTCATACGCGCCAACAGCAAATGAAATTAGTATTTCAGAGGCTGGCGGTTACTCGGCTGATGTAGGTGGGTATGACCCAACTAGCGGCTATGACACCGATACTGACAGCGGCGGAGGAGGCGGCGGCGGCGGTGGAAAGATTGTCTGTACCGCAATGAACCACGCCTATGGATTTGGGTCGTTTAGAAACCGCATCTGGCTTGCATACTCTGCAAAGAATTTAACGGCTGCGCATGAAAAAGGCTATCACGCCTTGTTCTTGCCGCTGGTGGATATTGCCTATCGCAAGCAGACAATTGTCTCCAAGCCGTTGCGCGCCGTGCTAGAAAACATTGCACGCCATCGCAGCGCAGATTTACGGGCAGAAATGCGCAATCAAAAACGCGACTTAATTGGTCGCGCTTATCGTTTTGTTTTAGAGCCACTGTGCTATGCAGTCGGCAAGTTGAAAGGGTACTAATATGTCAAAAGGCGGCGGCGGCGGAACATCAACCGTTACGCAGGAAATTGATCCTGACGTCAAGAAGGCCTACCTGGGCAACCTTGATTATGCGAGGACGGTTGCCAACCAGATGGGCACAAAGCAGTTCGCTGGCTTTGACCCCACGTACCAGATGGGCGAGTCTATGGCGACGCAGGCGGCGCTTGGCGGTCTTGGCACCCAGAACATTGACACGGCGGCAGACCTCACGCGTGCAGCGGCTGGATACGCTCCAATGTCTGTTACTGGTGCCAGTGGCGGACCGGCTGCACTAGCCGGTGCGACGGGCTACAACGCCGCGCAGTTTGGCGGTGCAACCGCTGGCCCTGCGGCGTTGGCTGGTTCTGCTGGATACAACGCAGCGCAGGCTGGCTCCACTGG